ATTTCTTGCAAGGCAGATAAATCCATAAGAGGAACATACAAACCATTCATTTGGCCAGTTTTACATTTCAGAAAAGAGCACTCAAAAAGGCTCTCATCAAGGACGTTGTCGTCCTTGGTGGCAGATGTTAAAACAATGTTGTGAAGAGCGAAGAAAGAAACCATACCAGAGGGGGTGAAGAAGGAGGCACAGTCGAGATGTTTATTGACTACATTGTCATCTCCCACCATCATAGTACGAACCAATCGTCTATAATGGTAGAGGTCTTTGAAGTGAGGTGGAGCTAGAGCTTGCCAGCACGTGCGAACATTTCGTTCATTATTGTAGGTGTTGAGGACAACTGTGGCATTAAAGCCAGTAGAATTGCCATCATTGGTTTGCCACACTAGATCACCAGAGATGTGAGAGTGAGTTGTGGCATGTAATCCTATCATTTTGCGTATGATTAAGTTTTCAGGGGTGTTATCCTGAAACCAATCAGCGCAGAAATCAGTAAAATCGAGTTGGGCATCAAATTGGATGTCTCCATCGTAATGACTATAGTCGAAACCAGACGCGTTGTCGGTTCCAACCTCAGTCATACGAGAGATCATTTTGTGCCATTCTTGGCTCGTCTTACTAATTCCTACAGATGAGAAACATTTGCCAGCGCACTGGTAAAAATGCGCGTAAAATGGTAGGAAATACATTCGATTGACAATAACGGAAACGAGGGATGCTGCGGAAAACATGCGTGGCTTGGTAACTTTTTCTAGGGGACGACGCTCATCTTTGAGATAATCGATGAAATAATCGTCGTTCATGACGTGGTTTTTGCAGTTTTCGATATAGGCTTCAATAGCCTTTTTCAATTCGGGGATGGGGAAGTAATCCTCCTCGATTTGGGTGAATAGGTTTCGTTTGGGGCCTTTGAACTTGGTGAAAGCCCAGGGAAAGCCAGCAGAAGTGCTTAGGTCCATTCTATCCATGAAAGGATAGCCTGGAACGCCATTGATTGCTTCGTGAAGGGTGAGAGCACGACGCAGAGACACGGATGGGATGTTGTAAACTTCCTGTTTTATTGAGATATGAGCTGCCTGTGAGTATTCGCGATTAAACGGAATATACTCAGAGGAGTATTTGTTAATGCCGCGCAAAAGGGGACAGGCTTGGGTGCCGTCGGCTTGCTTGTACGCTGGGTGAAACTTGCTCAATAGAGCAGGAGCTGTGTTGTGAGTCCATATCTTGTCGTGAAGAGGGCTTCGACGAAGGGATGTTTTAACGGGTATACTAATGGGAGGAGTGCACTTTCCGTGATAGATGAGAGATCCTTGAATGTCAGGATTAGCTTCCTCAGTCAGGGTGACGTAGCCGGATTGGGCCTCGGCTTTGGTGATGGTCTTACCATGGACAACCTCCATTGAACTGATGGTGTCGAGCAAAAACTTGCTGGTGACAATGAGACCAATAGATTCATTGGAAGAATCACCCCCGACATGAATGCCGAGAATGGTTCCGCCAGTGACTAGGTCGTCGTCAAGAATGATGGGTTGACCACAATCACCAGCACGGCCATGCATTTGATATACGAAGGTTGAGTGTTGATGATAAGTCTTGCGTTCACCACGAGGGGAGAGATCATATTTGATGGAGAGATTGTCCTTAAGAATGGTAGAACAATGCGTCTCGATGGAGAGGTCAGGACAATGCTTGAGAGTGAAGCACGATCGATTTTGATAGCTAAGTTCTCCATTGACAAAGTGATGGAGGAGGGATTTGCGAGCAGCTACATAGTCTGGAAACTTGTAGCACACAAGGTCTTTGTCACGAACGTCGAAGGATTTGGCAGAAATTCGTTCCAGGGAGAAGGGAATGGTCATTGGTTCAGCTACACTAAAGAAATAAACTTTCATGGGAGTGCCATCGGGAATGAAATCACGAGTGGCCTCATAGGATAGATCCAAGAAAAGATGGGCGTTGATCAGAACAATGTTGCCTTTAACGAAGAGAGCACTATTGCATCGACCGTCCGGGAGAACGATACGACACATGTTGTGTTTTATTAGGGTAGAGACATCAGTGGCGCGGCCCGCTTGGGACCGGATAGAACGCGGATGGTATTTGGAAGTGGAGCTTTCGCCAGATTGGGCTTCAGCAGTTGGAGTTTTTGGAAGTAGAAGCATTGAGCCAAAAGCCCATCCAGTGGCAACGGCGCAGCAGCACACGCTGATGGATTGGAGCATAGAGATGATGCTGTCGAGAAAGTTATAAACTTTTTGTGCTCGAAGGTCCTCAAAGAAAAAGCGAAGCTTGGGATGGAGCCACATGGTCATGCGGAGCAGCTTGGAGCCTGTTACGGGGATATTTGTTCGGAGACTCTGTAGGTAAGTGGTTAAGAGAGAAGAGCCAATACCTATCATTGTTTTGTGAGTGGTGAAATAGTCAATGAATGCTTCACCAACTTGAGGTTCAACCTCACGAATGAGGAAACGGGAAGGGGAGTCCGTTGTGGAATGGGCATATCCAGCTAAAATGGTGTCCATACCATCGCCGTCCTTAACCATGAAGGAATCGATGGAATCGATGATGGAATCGTTGGTCTGCGCATATTGGAGGAAAGCATTCCAAACTGTCTTTTGAATAACAGGAATGGTCATAAATTGGCCGTTAGGCGTTGGTGAAATATTGGCCACATTGGATGCTATCAGGGTGATGGTGGCATGAGAGAAGTCTCTCTTCATGACTCGCTTTGCAGTTGAGTTGAAGTTGACAGAAGTCCAATCCATACGGAAATGGAGACTATATCGACGATTAATCGCTTCGTTGGAATGGAGCGTGATGGCGTCGACGTCTTGCGTGTTGGACAGAAGAATGATGAGTTTTGGGGTTGCTTGAACTCCTTTGCCAGCGCCAGCGTTGTTGGAATCGAGGGAGGCGAAAGGAGGAAGATATTGAGCCTTTGACACGAGTTGAATGATTTCCAAGAGATCAGTTTCTTCACGGGATTGATTGAAGTCATCGTAAAGAATTATTTCATGGACACTAGGGAGGTATCCATCCCAATAATCGCTACCTGGGTTTCGAGAATACACTTTTGCAAGTATTTGGGCACTCGAAAGACCCGGATAGAGAGATGAGATGAAAGCAGGCCAAATGGTCGACTTGCCTAATCCAGATGCGCCAGAGATTTTGATGACGAATGGTTCGCGATCGCGGGAGCGGGCTGCTGCGGGAGCGCATGCAACCTCGCGAAC